CGCGCCTCGTGGGGTAGGAGGGGGTCCTCCCCCTGGTGCGTGGCCGGGGCGTCACCAATCGCCGTCCGGTGAGAACGTGGCCGCGGTTATTTGAGCGTTAATTCCTGCGCCTGTCCTGTCGGATTTCCTGCTATTGCAGATCCAATGAGCTGCTTGCAAGTTGTTCCAGTCGGCCGCGGCTGCCTCCGGGCTTTCATAGCCGAACTGCCTCCATTTACTCACCGGCCGGATCTCGTCGATCACGAAGCTCAGAGGATGCTGTGCGTCGCTTGGCTCGTCATAGTGAATCGGCCCGAGCCGGCCGTGGCAGATCCCGCACGGGCCGCCGGCTGCCTTGATCCGGGCGCGGTTCTTCCTGCGCAGGTTGCCGTTTGCATATCGGGGGTTATTCATGGCGAAATAAAAAGCCGGAGCCGACGATCACGTTCAAAGTGATTCATCGGCTCCGGCTCTCAAAGCACTGGCCCTGGTGGATGTCAATCTTCAGTTCGGTTTTGCAGTCCCGGCAGTAGACCGGGATGTGCTGGCCTTCGGTCTCCGGCAGCACCCGCATCAAGCGCCGGTTGCGCCGACAGATCGGGCACTGCAGCCAGCCGTCCTTTACTGTCAACATTTTCTCATGAAGCCCTTGATCTGTCAACACATTTTTCACCTTTGTCCTTAGAATAATATTGATTTCCAGTCAGAAAATTAATAAAAGTCAGCCGCGCCGCGATCGTTTCCGGCGTGCGCGGGGCGCAAGCTCGAAGGCCGCGCCGGAGATCCGGAATTTCAAAATGTGGAACGAGGCCCATTCCGTTGCCCTGCGTTCGTCGATCAGGACGACCGCACCGTCCGGCGGTTCCAGCCGGAAGTCGTCGCCGACGGTCTGCGTGTCGGTCTCCGGCCGGCGGGCGTTGCGCGTGCAGCTCCAGCCGCGCAGGCCGGGCTTCGCGTCGTACTCCTGGCACTCCCGCGGCTCCTTTGTCATATAGCGCGCGAGCGTCTCGTGGTTCTTCTCGGCGTCGACGCGGAGCTTCTCGATCTCGACGTCGCTGCCGTAGATCCAGCAGCTGCGGATCAGCTCGGCGTCGCGTCCGGTCGAATTGATCACAATGTGGAAGTGCCAGCGCCCGGTCGCCGAGGTCAGCACCTCCGGGCTCCAGAAAGCCACGAGCTCCGGCAGCCCGGCGGCCTTCCGCGCCGCGTCGAGCTTTTGCCGGAAGTATTTGAAGCGCCGCAGCGCCTCCGCCCGGTCCTTCGGCATGTGGTCGTCGTCGAAGGTCAGCGTGACGACCAGTCCGCTGCCGGGCGTCGGGAAGTTGACGGCGAGCGACAGCTCCAGTTTCTGATAGGAATAGATCTGATTCATGCGCCGCTGGGCGTCGCTGCTGGCCTGGTGCTTCGCCTGCCGGGCCTTCGGCGTGTCCGTCGGCGCGCATCGGTTATAGAGCGCCTGCACCCGCAGCGGGCCGGCGTAGACTGTCTTGAGTGTAAGGGCCACGATCTGCCTCCTGTGATAGTCAGACCGTGGCCCTCTCGGCTCTCGTCTTGCAGTATAGTTTTGTTTCTTATGTTCCGGTCCTCGGGATTGCCTCTCGCTGCATCCAGGCCGGGCCGTCGACGCAGCAGATGTAGTTGCCCGGGCAGTCGCCGCCGTTCTCGCCCGCGCAGGTCTCGCAGGCGGAGATGATCGGCATATGGTCCGGGTCACACTCCCAGATCGTATTCCAGAGGTCGAACAGGCCCCCGTCGCTCAGCCCGGAGATGCACTTGATGATAAATTCACGGTTCGTCATGCCGTTCCTCCTTCGGTTCCTCTAAGATCTCCACCGGCTGCCCGGTCAGGTCCCGCAGCGCGCAGCGGACGTCGTCGGTCACGCCGCAGGGGCCGCCGTGCTCGAAGCAGAGGTCCTTGCCGCAGGCGGTGTTGCGCGCGGGATCGCAAACGAAAGTTTTCATTGCTCCGGGGTCTGCCTCCATAATCATTTCTTTACGATCTCCTCGATCGTCTCCTGTCCCGGCCACTTTCGCCCGTCCGGCAGCCGCGGCATCGGCGACCAGAACTCGATCCCCTTCAGGCGCGTGTTTCCGACGCTTTTTTCCGTGCAGTCCATGAACGCCGCGCGGAAGTAGACCGACGGCACCGGCACGAGCCAGCGCGTGAACGCCATGACATATTGGCCTTCTTTCGGATACCGGTCGTCCACGGAGATCAGCGCCGGCCCCTCGATCCGCGCCTCGTCCGTCCGGCCGAGGAGATAATCGCAGCTGACGCCGAAGGCGTCGGCGGTCTTGATGAGCTTCTCCACGTCGTCGGCCTGCATGGAGTTCGTCCACGGGACCGCCGTGTGTTCGGTGATCTTCGCGTCCGGCCCCTCCATCTGCTCGTGCCATTCCTCGCCGCGGTAGAACGGGAAGAATTGATCGCCGCGGAGCTCTGTGATCTCCTTTGCGCTGAAGCCCTTCTCCCGGCGGAGCTCGCCGAAGCGCGTCCAGATCTTCCGCGTGATGCCCTCAAGCTGGGCGCTGCGCGCCTTCTCCGCTTTGATCTCCTCTGCGCGTTTTGCCTTCTGTGCCGCCTTCTTCGCGCTCTTGACGTCGATGACGTTCGGGCAGCTGTCCTTGCAGGTGATAAGGTCCGGGCACTCCTTGCAGCATCGGTAATTGCTGCAGCCGTGGTAGCCCGGCCCCAGCTCGACGGCGATCAGCGATTTTGCATAAAGGCACTCGCCGGGCTTGCTGACCTGGCAGTCCCGATGCAGCAGCTTGCCGACCGTCTTGGCGTAGCTGTCCACGCGCCACTCGGAAATATTCTCCGGATTGCTCGCCGCGAAGATCTGCTCCTGGACCTCCTCGCTCTGCTGCGCCAGCTTATAGGCGCAGGCGTGAGACAGCAGTCCCGTCTTCCATCGCACCCGCCAGTTGGGGATCAGCTTCTCTCGAATGACCTTCAGCTCTGCCAGCTTCGTCGCGTTGATCTTGCAGATCTCGGCGACGTGGTCCCGCATCCGGCCGGGAAACTCGACGCCCTGTTCCTTCAGCGCGTAAAGCAGCTCCGAGACGCGCTCGGCCTGCTTTGCCTGGTCTGCGCTCGTCATCCGCCGCGTGTCGGCGTTTGCGTAGATGAGCCGCAGCTCCTCCATCTCCGGGCTGGCCGCCGGCCGCTCGACGATGCAGGGCACCGTCTTCCAGCGTTCCGGGTCTTCCTTGGCCAGGATCTTCAGCGCAGCCGCCCGGCGGTGGCCGCTGACGATGACATAATAGGGATCCTCGCCCCGCAGGACGCGCAGCGGCTGCTGCAGGCCGACGAGCTCGATGTTCGCGGCCAGCTCCTCCAGGCCGTCGATGGAATAGAAGTTGCGCTCGTCGCTCACGAGCGAGCTCAGCGGGAGATATTCGATCCGTTCCCGCGTGTCGGTTTCCGACACATTTCCCAGCGCCTCGGCGAGGACGCTGCCAAGCTCGAATTTTGCCATTACCGTACCCCCTCAAGATACTCCGCCACGAAGGCGCGGTAATCGCGCCCGGCCGCGCTCTGCGGGCTGTAGGTCTGCAGCGACTGCGACGCGAAGATGCTCTCCGTTACCTTGTCGCTGCGGCGGATCGTCTGCGTGAAGACCGGGACGGAGCTCGCCCGCAGCGCTGCCTCGCCCTGGACGCACGCCGGCGTGTTGTGCCACTTGGTGATCAGAGCGCCGGCGACGCGGACGCGCGGCTGGATCCGGCGGACGGAGTTGACCTGCGAGATCAGCGTCGTGAGGCCGGTGATGGAGAAGAGATCCGCCTCGACCGGGATGATGACGTCGTCGCTGGCGTAGATCGCGGCGACGGACGCCGCCGTGAAGCTCGGCGGGCAGTCGATCAGGACGAAGTCGTAGGCGCTGCAGCCCTCCTCCGGGACGCCGTTTTCGATCCATGCGTCCTCGTTCAGGTTGTCAAGAAGGTCCTGGATCGCCCGGACGTTCCCGCCGCGCTTGATGCTGGCGATGTCCGCGTTGATGAGGTTGATGCTCGCCGGGACGAGGTCGATGCCGGGGAAGGGCGTGTGGAGGACGTAATCCTCGGCGAGGTCGCTGCGGCTGACGGATTCGTAGGCGTTCATGAGCTCCGCGAGCGTGTTGTCGACGGTCTTTTCCGGATCGCGGAAGCCGTAGAACTGCGTCAGGTTGGCCTGCGGATCGGCGTCGATCGCGAGGACCGCCTTCCCCATGTCCGCGAGGATCGCGGCCATGTTGATGGCCGTCGTGGTTTTTGCCGTTCCGCCTTTGAGGATGATAATGCTGATTGTTCTCATCGCTTTTTCCTTTCATCGTAAAAATTCGGATTCTCTGTAATTTCCGCCGGGCAGATCGTACTCCAGCGTCATCCAGCCGTTTTCCGGATGGATGTAGACGACCGTCGCCTCGACGGTGCGCTGAGCCGGCTTGCCGGTTCGGTTGTCGTGCTGCGGATCAAAGATCTGGATCCGGCGCTTGATGACGTCGCCGACTTGGATCATGATGTTTTATCCTCTCTCGGCGGCTCTGGGAGTTGCATCCAATGGGTAACATTCAAAAGAATTTCGCCCTCGCTTTCGCAGGAATAGCCGCTATCGCTTTCCTCGTGTTTGCCGATATATCCAATGAGATATTCGCGGTATCCATAAGACCCTCGCAGAGCGTTGACCGCAAGAACTTCGCCATCCGGCACCCGCTCTTCCACGGATATCCAGCGTGGCTTGTTGGCAACGGCAACTTGAAATCTCCTAAGTGCTTCTTCGGCTTCCTTTTTCCAAAACGTTTCATAGTTTCTTGACCGTTCAAGGTCTTTCGCCAGTTCCTCAATGGCATCGGCGGCTTTGTGTGCGATGCAGCGCTGCACGTAGCTATGATGTGTATGGTCTGCTTCGACAAGCTCCATGTATTGCATCGGGCAATCGCCGCATCCGATTCGCAGGCAGCGCAGCGCCTTAATCAGTCCCTCATACATCGCCGTCACCGTCCATTCGCGCGCCGTTTGCGCAGTACCAAGCGCCTGTTGGATAAATCCCAAATAGCGCGCATCTGCCTTGACATGACGAATCCTGTTTAGTCCACCATTTACACTCTCCGCACCGCACCACAGGCACAACATCGGCGGCGGGGATCGCATCCAAACTACTTGCGAAAATTACGGGCGGCGACAACTCGCCGTTTGAAAGCCGATAGCGGAACGATTTGCTCTTTGCCGTCTCGCGCTCGATATACTCAGCCATCCTCACACCTCCTCCATGGCGATCTGCTCGCCGCCGTCCTGCTTATCCTTTTTCCGGTTCCGCTGCGCTGCCTGCAGCTCCGGCGGGATCGTCGGCGGCGCGATGTAGGTAAACCGCTGCCGGTCGCCGTTGAAGCGCAGGCCCATCCTGCCGAGCCGGCCTTCCTTGTTCTTCGCGACGTAGAGCTGCCGGGCGGCGTCCTCGCCGCTGCCGGTGCGGTAGAGCAGCGCGACGACGTCGGCGTCCTGCTCCAGCTGGCCGGATTCACGCAGGGAGGAGAGCGTCGGCGCCGGCGTGGTGCCGTCCTTTTTCTTCTGCGGTCGGACTAGCTGCGACAGCTCAATCACGAGGAGCTTGTGCCGCCGTGCCATCAGTGCGAGGGATTTGCTAATCTCCGCCAGCTCCTCCTGCCGCGTCCCGCCCTTCCGGACGGTGCCGGGCGCAATCAGCTGAACATAGTCCAGGGCGATCACCTTGAAGCCGCGGGACAGCGTCACGCCGAGCACGTCCGCGGCGGTCATGCCGGCGGCCTCGACGATCTGGAGCTTCCGCCGCGTGATGTGGACGCTCTCGGCGGTGATCCGCTTCCAGGCGTCCGCGTCCAGCGTCCCGCGCTTGACCGCGGTGAAGCTGATGTCCGGGACGGCCTGCGTCATAAGCCGGTCCGTGAGGACCTGCGCGCTCGTCTCGAACGAGAAGATCCCGACGGGCAGCGTCTCGGCGATGTGCCAGCACCACTGCAGCATGAGCGCGGTCTTGCCGTCGGAAGGATAGCCGCCGAGGACGAGGACGCTGCCGAGGTCCACGGTGAGCCGCTCGTCCAGCTCGGGCAGGCCGACGCTGATGTAGCGGTGCTCGCCCTGCTGGTGGCGCTCGAAGAAGTCGGAGAGGGCCGCCGTCATGTCGGTCACCGCGACGGACTGCTCCACGGCGGCGGTCTGCGCCGTCTGGAGGATCTCCCGCGCCTCGTCGAGCGTCGCGGCCTCCGACAGCTGCGAGCCGAGCGAAGCAAGCCGCGTCAGGCGGCTCTGCTCTTTGCAGATTCGGATGTAGGCGCTGACGTTCGCGGCGGTCGGCGTCTCGTCCATGATCCGGACGATCTCGTCGCGGTAGGCCGGGCCGATCTTTTCCAGGACCGTCACGGGATCCACCGGCTGCCCGGCGAGCTGCAGCTTGACGATGGCCTCGAACATGGTACGAAAGTCTCCTGTCAGATCGTCCGGCCGGAGCTCGCTCATGATCAGCGGCGCGCAGCGTCCGTCGATCATGGCCGAGCCGATGACGCTCTGCTGGGCGTTGGTCCAGTCTTTTCCGTTCACCATGCCGCCACCCCGGGAGGCGTCTCCACGGTGCGGCCACCGCCAGACGGGGCTTCGTCACCGTCCAGCGGATAGAACGATCGCCATCCGCTGACGGTCGCCTTGTCGATGATTGCGAGCTTTGCTTTCCGGCTGCCGCCGGAGAGCTCGTTCAGCCGGGAGAGCAGGAGCGTCAGCGTTCGGTTCGTGCTGATGGGATGCTTCTGCTTGTGCCGGACCTCCGCGAAGCCGAGCAGCGCATCCCGCAGCTCCTTGTCAGTGCCGGAATAGGCAGCGACGCGCTCCATGAGCTCCGCCGGCAGCGGCCCCTTCGCCAGTTTGTCTTTGGGGGATATAGGGGGCTTCTGTTCTTCTTTCTTGATAATTACATTATTAGGCGGTGACAATTCTGTCACGGGGGCCGTGTCATTTTTGTCACCCCCCGTGTCTATTTTGTCATGGGGGTCCGAAAGCGGGTTGATACCAGCAAAGATCTTCCGCTCGACGTTGCCGCCTTCGCCGTCCGTGATCCGGATCAGGCCGGCGTTTTTCAGCGCGTCCAGATAGCGCTGAACGGTCCGGATGCCGACGCCGTAGAGCTCGGCAAAATACTTGTTTGACGCGAAGCAGTAGCCGCGCGCGTCGGTCAGACTGCTGATCTCGCCGTAGAGCAACTTCGCGCCGGCGGGGATGTCGGCAGCGTACCGGACCTGCGCCGGGATCACGGCCCAGTAGCCGGGCTCGATTTTTTCGTTCGTTTCTCATCGCCTCTTTCCGTGCAAAATGCCTTCCCCTTGAGGGGAAGGTGGCCCGAAGGGCCGGATGAGGTGTCGGCCCTTCGGAGCGTTTTGCATATTGACATGCTTGGGTAAAAATGCTATTATGATGGTGTTCTCATCGCTTCGGCGATACGCGCTCTCGGAAGTTCGCAGCTTCCGGGGGCGCTTTTTTCGTTCGCCGAGGCCGGTCAGCAGATCGCGATCGCGGCGTCCAGCAGCGCGGCCAGATGGTCGCAGAGCAGAGCCAGAGCGATGCCGACGGAGCAAACCGCGCCGAGACCGGCGCAGGTGCGGGCGAATCGCATGGATAAACCTCCTTTTCCTGTTAATTTGAGGCGGCCGATGCCGCTATGCCGAGCCGTTCTTTGTAAGCCGCTTCGAGGCGCCGAATCACGGCGCCGCCGTATGCGTCGCGCGTGAGCTCGATAAAATTCTCCACCGTGCGGCTGCCGTCCAGGGCACCGAGGCCTCGCGCTTCGGCAAACTCCTGGCGCCCCATCAGGCAGGATCCGGTGAGGCGGTGATGCCAGTCAAAGTAGTCCGCGTCCGGATAGACGGTGCCCCATTCGTGCGCGTCCATAAAGGCCGCGATGCGCTCATTCTCCGGCATATCGTCGAACAGCTTCTCCTGCAGCGCGGCCATGGCCTCGCGCAGCGTGTTTCCGTGCGCAAAACGACCGTCCGTCTTGACGATAAAGCAGGGGAGGCGCGTCAGATCATCGCGCAGGATTGCGCCTTTTGCTATGTTGCCGCGGACGTGATAGATCAGTGTCGGAACGTCGTCGATCTGATAGACATTCCATAGATTGAATGTTTTTAAGCCGGAGCCGGAGCCGGAGCCGTCGCCGGAGCCGTCGCCGGAGCCGTCGCCGGAGCCGTCGCCGGAGCCGTCGCCGGAGCCGTAGCCGGAGCCGTCGCCGGAGCCGTCGCCGGAGCCGTCGCCGTAGCCGTCGCCGTAGCCGTCGCCGTCGCCGGAGCCGTCGCTGTAGCCGTAGCCGGAGCCGGAGCCGTCGCCGGAGCCGGAGCCGTAGCCGTCGCCGGAGCTAAGAAATGCTCTTACTTCATCTTCCATACTTTCACACCGTTGATCGACGCGCAGGCGGCCTCCGTGCAGGGGATCAGTTCGATCGCATCCAGGACGGTCAACTCGGCCACCGTGACAGTGAATTTGCAATTATTCGGATTCTTGACGCCCTCAGCGGCCAACTGGCTGAGAGAAGCGGCGCCGGACCAGAACCACAGGCGCCGGCAGTTTCGGATCGTGACCTCCTGACCGTCGCGGGCCGCGATCTCGCCGTAAAACACGCCGCTGCGATCGCATCGGATGATGTGCTTCTGCTTGTTCTCCATTTGTTGTGCTCCTTTCGTTTTTTTGAATATTCACCGGGCCACGGCAGGCCGCCGCGGCAGTCTGCCGCTGTCGTGTTGCCCGGCTAGTCCCTCTAACGCTCGGGACTGCGCCGCGATGCAATGCCCTCTGCGGTCCGAGTTTGCTGGCTGTTCAACCCATCGACGTGCGGCCTTTTTGCGACGGTTTCATTCCTCCGCAGCTGCGCAGCGGTTCGAGCCATCGTCATGGCGCGGAGGCGGGCCTGGTGGACGGCGCCGGAGTTGCACCGGCTGGCGGGCTTGGCTTCCCGGCCTGCGACTGCGCGCCGTCCATGAGCCCGGCAGTGCTGGGAAAATTGATAGATTTTCTCGCCGGGCAGATCCGCTTTGCCCGCGGCGGCCCGGCCCGCTCACCCAGGGTCGGCAGGGTTGTGTTTGGAATCCCGGCGCGCGGCTCCCGCGCCGTCTGCCGGGTCGACGCCCTGCCGGAATTGCGCCGGGGCCGCCGGTGAGAATAACGGAAGAGCCGGCGGAGCCGCTGCTTACGGGCTGCGGCTTATATTTCATTACTGCCTGAAGCAGAAAGGAGGGGCCTCGCGATGGGTAGGCGCGGGGGCCCTGGGGCGCCGCCGATGCGCTCGACGGCTCCGGGAGCGTTTGTGTTTCAGTACCGGATCGCGGCGCGCAGCTCGTCGATCGGGATCCCGAGCGTCCGGCCGAGGCGCGTCAGCTCACTGACGGTGAGATCGCCGGGATTCTTGAGCCGAGTCCGGGCGGTGTTCTCGCTGCGGCCGATGGCGGCGGCGAGGTCCGCGGTGCTCATGCGCCGCATGAAGGCGGCGCCGGCGATCAGCTGTCCGAGCTGGGCGTGCGGCGGCTGCCGCGTCTGCAGCTTTGTCCTCGGCATTATCCGTCGCCTCCTTCCGCCACCTTGACCTGCAGGGCCGCCTTGACCACGAGGTCGAGGCGCTTTTTGATGCCCTGCCATTCCAGGGCCTCGTCGGCGCTGATCTTGCCGTCGGCTGCCATTGCGAGGAGGTTTCCGTGATCCTCGCCGAATTGCTCGATCGCGACAAGCAGCTGGACCACCGCCTGCGGCAGCGGCAGCTGCTCCACGTCCGGGAGCATGTCGGCGGCGAGCGTGCTCTTGTTGCACAGGTGCCAGTAGGAGAGGGGCGCGAGACCGGAGATCTCGCTCATGGCGCGGACGGTCTCGTCCGCCGGGATCACGGCACCGGACTCATAGCCGCGGATGCTGTCCACGGAGACGCCGACGGCCTCGGCCCAGCGTTCCTGCGTCAGACCGGCAACGGTGCGCGCTGTTTTGTAGATGTTTCGGGGTTGTTGTTCCATTGTCTGTTCTCATCGCCTTTGTTATGATTTCAGTGGACCTTGACGCAATGGCCGGTGCAGCGCTTCGCGGTGCAGCTGAGGCAGGTGCGGATCTCGTCGTCGTCGTCCGCGCCGACCTTGCGCTTCCCGTCGGAGCCGAGCCGGATCGCGTTGCGGTTTCCCTTCGGTGCGCCGGGCGGAACGGATATCCCCAGCGATCGCCGCCACATGAGGACAGTCGCCGAGCTGACGCCGTAATGAAAAGCGAGATCCCTCAGCGGTTCCTGCGCGCGGTCCGGGAAGTCCTCCGGCATGTCACGCCTGGCGGTCATGCTTGCCCTCCCGCCCGTAGAGTGCGTCGATCGGGACCTTGAGCGCGTCCGCGATCAGCGGCAGCATGGCTGCCTTCGGGTAGTTGCCGGGCTGCTCGATGTAGAGGATCGCCGCCGGCGTGACGCCGACGCGGCGGGCCAGCTCCGCCTGGCCGATGCCCTGTTTTTCGCGCAGCTCTTTGATTTTTTCCGTTGACATCACTTCCTCTTCTATGATAATTTAATCTTGTTAAACGCTTGACCGCCTTCGGGGCCGTCGGCGTTTAATGTGCTTTAATGATAATCCCGCAATAAACAGAAGTCAAGGCATAAAATCAGTCAAAAGACTGATTTGTGAATAATTGACCGCCTATATTCATATAAAAAAGGAATTTGTGCAAGATGGACAGAGATATGCTGATTTTGAACATATCCCGTTTTGCAGCGGCGAAAGATGAAAGCCCGTCCGGGGCCTGTCTAGCCGCCGGCGTCGGAAAGAATTTTGTATCAGAACTGAAACGCGGGAAAACGCCCAGCGTTGCCGCCGTCGCGGACCTTGCCGCGCACCTCGGTGTATCGGTTTCCGACCTGATCGGCGACGCCAGGCAGCCGGAGGAGGCGCCGGAGCTCCTGGCCTGCTGGGCCGAGCTGAACGAGGAGGGCAGGGAGGCGCTGCTCCACGTCGCGCAGGGCTTTGTTTATTCCGGAATATATAAAAACGATGATCCGGCTGCAGTGGATCAGAAGGAGGCATGACGAATGAGCAAAAAGACGAGAAACTGGTTGATCGCGCTCGGCGTTTTCGTCGTGATCGGTCTGATCGGGATGATCAGCGGTGGCCGGGACAAGCCGGCGGAGGTCCGTATTGTATCGGCTGAGACGGCCGTGCCGGCCGAAACGGCGGAGCCGTCTGCGAAGCCGACCGCCACGCCGAAGCCGACGGTCGCGCCCACTCCCGCACCGGCCGCATCGCCGGATCCGGAGCCGACGCCCGTGCTGCAGACGCTGGAGCCCGTGCTGACCGATGATCCGGCTCCGGATCGTTCCGCGCCGGCGGCGGATCCGACGCCCACGCCCGTGCAGGAGCGCGACTACGTTCTGAACACGAACACGATGAAATTCCATGTCACGTCCTGCTCCAGCGTGAAGGATATTAAAGACAGCAACCGGAAGGACGTCCACGCGACGCGAGACAGCATCATCGCGCAGGGCTACGCTCCATGCGGGAGGTGCAAGCCGTGAAGGTCCCGGAGCCGCGGCAGCTGCCGTCCGGCAGCTGGTTCATCCAGCTGCGCCTGGGAGGGGAGAGCATCCCCGTCACGGAGCGCAGCCGTACCGCCTGCGTCAACGCTGCGCGCCTGATCAAGGCGGAGTATCTGGCGGGCAGGGAAGTGCAGAAGAAAAAGCTCCCGCCGGCGCCGGACATGACGCTGCGGGAGCTTCTCGATGCGTACATAAAGAAATACAGGCCGGTCCTGTCCCCGGCGACGGTGCGCGGCTATTGCGGGATCCGCGACAACCGCTTCGCCGACTGGACGGACGTCCGCCTGCGCGATCTGCCGGACTGGCAGGAGATTATCAACGCGGAGTCGAAGAAATGCAATCCGAAAACCGTCAAAAACGCCTGGTCGCTCGTCCGGTCCGCGCTCATCGACGCGAAGGCGCCGGTGCCGGAGGTGACGCTGCCGAAATCCGCGTCTTCGCCGCGCCCCTTCCTGACCTCGGAGGAGATCCGCCGCTTCGTCGCCGCGATCCGCGGCTCGGAGTATGAGATCCCGCTGCTGCTCGGCCTCCACGGCCTGCGACGTTCGGAGATCGCGGCGCTGACCTGGGATCGAGTGGATCTCAAAAATGGCGTCATCCGCGTGGAGGGGGCCATGGTGCCCGACGAGCGCAGCAAATACGTTTACAAGGAAACAAACAAGACCGACGCCGGTCGCCGCAGCGTCCCGATCATGATCCCGGAGCTGCGCGCCGCTTTGAAGGCCGTGCCGAAGGCGGGCAGGACGGGCCCGGTCGTGAAGTGCCATATCAACACGATCTACAAAGCGGCAAACAGGATCTGCGAGAGGGAAGGGCTGCCGCTGATCGGCGCCCACGGCCTCCGGCACAGCATGGCCAGTTTGGGACACTTTGTCGGCGTTCCGGAGGCGGAGATGCAGGTCCTGGGCGGCTGGAAGTCCGCCCAGACGATGCGGAAGATCTACACCCACGTCGAGCAGGCCGGTCTGCTCCGCGCGCAGAACGCCATGGCCGCGTTTTACGCCGCGCCGGCGGCCGAGACCGTGTCGGAATCCGACACAAATGCTAATAAAAAAGCTAACGATCCAGAAACAGACTGATAACAGGGCACTATGCGTCCCGCCGTAAGGTTTCAAGTCCCTTCTCCCGCACCAAGTTACAAAAACCGCCTAGTTATTGAAACTAGGCGGTTTTTCTTGGGTATCAGTACATTGGTGGTTTTTGCGCGGCTCAAAGCGTTGAGGATTCCGCAGAAAACTGAGCGTTACGGAAACGGTTTTCGGACAAAATGCTAACGGGAAATGCTAACGTCTGGACGCTCATTTCGCCGTTGCCTTCTCAAGATCCTCGATCCGGTGGTTCGCCACCTTTATCTGCTCCTCGATCACCGGCATCCGCTGCGCGAAATTGTTGTGCGCCCGGACCTCCCGCGTCAGCTCGTCCAGCTTGGTGTCCGTCACGGCCTGCGTGGCCTTGATTCTTTCATCTGCAATCTGTGACTGCTTGTCCAGCTTCTCGATCATGACGCGGCTGTTGATGGCGGCGATGATCACCTCCGCCACCACAGCCAGGACTCCGGTCACGATTGCCGCTTTCACGGCCTCGCTCATTTTTCATTCACCTCCGGCAATCCGGTGGCGATGCTCGTCAGCAGCGACAGCATCGCCGCCAGCACGGACGCGGACGCCACGACCTTCCAGTCCACCTCACTGATCAGCGCCGACGTGCCGATCGTCGCGATCGCCGTCTGCGCCAGCGTGCGGACCGCACGGATGCCGGCGGCAATGAAGAATTTCTTCCAGTCCTTTTTCATCGTTCGTCCCTCCTCAATCTTCCAGCAGCCCGCTGTGTTTCTTGTCGTCCATAGCAAGGTCATAGACCCTGTGCGCAACGGTCGCCAGCTCCGCACGGGTCACGGTGTCCTCCGGGCGTCCGTCGGTCATGATGCCGTTCTCCGCGGCCCATGCCATGTCCTTGGCGTACCACGGCTCGATGATCGTCTCGTCGTCTCCGACGTAGACGTTCTCCGGTAACCACATCCCCGCCCGACGCATATCCTTGCAGCTGTCCAGATCCACAGCAAAGCCCAGCTTCGCGGCCATTTCCTTCGCGTCGGACGACCCCTGCCATGCGTACTGGATCGTATCGGCTTCCTCATGGAAGATGTTCGTCCACGCCACGCACTGCCAGAGCGCGATGGGATGCCCGCGGTCAGCGAGGAACGATATCAGCCGCTCGCCACCGTAAGCGCCGACCTGATACTTCCCCAGCGCCGCCTGCGCCGCTTTAAGGTACTGTTCGCACATGATGAGATCATTCTGCGGCACGTTCCAATCGGCGGCAAAGTAGATCACCGTGCCGGCTGGGATCTTCATGCTCTCCGCGATCCGCCGCGCACTGGCGCCGTGTTCCGCGCCCTTCGCCGCGCCGCCCTTCATGTCCTCCGATCCCAGCTCCCAGCAGAGCAGGATCGCCAGCCCGGCAGAGCGCAGGACGTCCGCCTCCTTCGCCGTGAGCGCCTTGCCGTAACTCTCCGGAACCAGGTAGCGCCCGACGAAGGACAAGCCCTCCGCCTTGATTTTCTCCGCCTGTGCCGCAGTGATGCGTGCGGCGGTGTCGATGCCCTGGTACATGATTGCCTCCTAGAGCAGCGGATAGAAAAGCGCGCGCGGCGTTGCGACGTTTTGGTAGGTGTTCACTTTGTAAATATGCCCGCCGATCACGGGGAAACTGCACGATCCGACTTTTCCTGTTCCGGCGGTAACGTCGATGGCCCCCACAACGGGAGTGCCCGTCGTGCTGGTATCGATCACGGTCACCTGCAAGTTTCCGCCGCTTGTGTTTGCGAACATGACCAGATCGAGGATGCCGGCTTTGGGAGCCGTCCATGTGTCGTCCTGCGCGTCAAAATAGGTATAAACAGCAACAGGGCCGCCAAATCCCGACATGTGTATCGTCCCGCTTGCCATGACTTACTCCTCCGCGTTCGGGTCGGGCAGCATGGCAAGCTGACCGATGCACTCCTTAGCAATCAGCATACCGTCAGAGCAACGAAGCAGATACGCCGTCTGAATCTGCCGCGTGTCGTTCTTGCACATCGCGCCAATGCACTCGTGGTATTCGCCCTCAGCTCTCTTGCGGGCTTTGTCGATGTCGTTGTCATAGACCTTGCTGTCAAATGTTTTCGGATAGCCGGAAAGCGTATTGTATGCTCCGTTCGCGTCAACGACCTTTGCATAGACCTCAAAAATCTCTCTTGCGATCATGGTTTATCCTCCTTAATTTGAAATGGAACTATTGACAAGATAAAGCGTGATGTTTGTCGTGCCGCTGATGCTGCCGCTAATAACCGCTTCTCCCGCGCTGGTCGTGACCGTCCAATCGCCTGACGGCGCGGAAGGAGTTGACAAATCG